GCGGCTTGAGGAGCCTTTGGCGAGGCAGCCTTCGGCTTTGCGGTTTCCTTACCGGGAGAGAACTCCCCCGTATAAGCCATCCGCCGAAACATCTCATTCGAGATGTACCAACCAGAATTAACGGTCTGGTTCCAACGGACAGGAGGAACTTTTCCCTTCAGCTCAGCAGCCTGCTCGTCCGTTGTAACTTTTGGTTCTTTAGCCATCTTGGCCTCCTGGTTGATGTTACCCGCAGGTAACAATCAGTTGGAATTACCCAACGGTGAGGATGCGGGCGGCGGGGCAGCAGGCCGTGAAGCCACCGTCCTCGGCGCCGAAGACATACTTCACACACCAAGCGGTGGACTGACCTTCCCACTGCTCCATCCACAGCGAACGCTTGTTCACCATGTAGTAAGCCTGAGACCAGCTACCAGCCGCCACAAGGAAATCGCCGGCAGTGAACGGAGCAGCCGCGGAGCCCTTCGTCAGCCCAGCAGTCGGATCGGGCAAACAGTTACTGATACGGATGTTCTCCCGCACATCATTCGGAGAGTAAGTCATCAGACCGTCGCCGAAGATGAAGCGTCCGGTGTTGTCAACCTTCGCTGCCAGATATGCGAACATGTTCTGGTGCATCACCGCAGTAACGGGACCGTACTCGACAGGCGAGCTGGCGTAGAACAGACGGAAATCGATATGATCGAAAGCCGCCGGAGTCGATGTCGCCAACTTGGTGAAGCACTGAGCGTTCAACCAACCAAGCGGCTCGTTGATACCGTCGCCCACCATCAACGCACGGTTGCGATTGATGCGATAGGAACGCGCCGCCGCACGGAACATGAAGTCCAACAGCGGATAGTTGGCCTCCTGGAGCACCTTGCGCTGGAAGCAGAACACGCCACGGAAATCGGACACCGCGCCCGACTTGAATTGGATGTTGCCTTCCGGCCCGTACTCGGCGTCGCACTTCGCATCGCAATCGTACTTGCCGATCTGGCCGTAGTCCATGACCTGCGGGTACATGAACTGGCTCTTGCTGACCGAAACACTGCCGTAGAGATCGAGCAGTTCTGCACACTCGATGATGCAGTTCACCTCGATACCCAGCAGCTCCGGCGAGAAGAATGCACTGTCGAGAGACGACGCTTCGAACGCCTTACGCTCGATCTCCGTCAGCGAGCGAACGACCTTCTGTTTCGACTCGATGCCGACCGCCATCATCTTACGAACAGCAGAACGATAGGCGCTCGCGTCGATCAGGTTGTTCATATCGGGCTTGAAGTCGTCTTCCGAGCCGCCCTTGAAGATGTGGGCACGCTTCTGACACTCGACGCCGGCCTTCTTGTCGGATTCGACCAGAGCGTCACCGCCCTTGATGATCGGAGCGTCAAGCTCCTTCTTCACCTGGTCGAGAGCCTGCGTAAGGGCCTGCTGCGTCGCCACAAGAGTGGCGTAGTCTTCGGCGTGCTTCAGGACCTTCGCCTTCAGCTCGTCGTTGTCGGCTTTCACGTTGCCGAAGTGAGTCGTCAGGTCCTTGTACTGCTGCTCGGTCTCGGTGCGATTCTTGGTCAGCAGCCCAGTGATGTCGCCGAGCTCCTTGGAGAGAAGAGCAAGTGCCTCCTCAGCCGTCTTCTTGTCGACCGGAGCTTCCTTCTTCAGATACATGCCCCTGGTCACAATGGCGGGGCTGGCCATGAAACGATTTTTCATGTGGTGATTCCTTCTAGAGCATCGATTTGATGCGGGCGAGTTGATCGCGAACTGGTTGCAACAATTGTACATCCAGCATGGGATGCTCGTCTCCAGGCGGTTCAACCAAAGGCTGCTGCCTGTCTAGGAACAGATGCGAGTTCGCTTTCAAGTAGTTCGCCAACTTGTGCGCGTCGCGTCTGCCTCGACACAGCCCATTGGCTACAAGAGCCTTCTCGAGCTGTGACATTGTATCGTGATTCTTGATGAAGGTCATCTCTGCCTCGAGTTGGGCAGGGAAGACCACAACACTGACTTCCATCAGTTCGCCAGTCTTGATGAGAAGGTATTCTCCGTCTTCGGATTTCTCTTCGTCGACGTACGAAAATTCATCAAGCGCGAAACCAACGCTGAAATTGAGACCACCGTTCTGCAGAGCAACCTCATGAACGTCCTTGACATAAGAGACGTTCAGATTCAGCTGCCCTTCTATCTCGAGGTTATCGCCGACCGTCTTGAGCTTCGAGATCACACCAGCGGGTTTGCTCCAGTCGTGGTAGGCAAGAAGCTTTATACCACGAGGACCAGTGAGACCCTTCTGACGAATGGATTTGTCGAATGCTCCTTTGAGCACCTTGTGACCATAAAGGTCGACAGACGGAGTGCTCGCGATACCAGCGAAGAACCCTTCGGGCTGGTTCTCCAGCTTGGTCTTTGCAAGCTCCATCGAAAGATCGAGGTTGATCTGATCACCAGACCTGTACTTCTCGTTGGCCTTGGTAATCAGGTCGCCCTGTCTGTGATGCTTGATGGTCATGGACCTATCTCTCAGTTTACGAGCTTGAGCGGAGGAGTTGCTTTGTCAACGGGCTCTACGACATTAGGATCTACGGGATCCCCGCCGTCTGTCGGAATCGGTGTTGACGTAGTCGAACCAATCAACGATGGTAGAGTGTTATCCTCCTCGAATCCAAGGATCTCTCTCTTCTCGTTGGTGGTAAGGAAGTTGACGTGGCTGAGGGTTTGTCCGAGCTTGGCGCGCCCCTCCCAAAGAGCAGGAATTGCATCATAGTCAAAAGCCACCCGAGCACCGTAAGGGCAGATACAAGCACTGAGACCCGCACTAAGAGGAGCAATGTAATTGGGGACCACAGTATCCTGCCATAACGCCAGGCGGGATTGCTCATAATTGTTCGAATACTTTGCCGAATCAGCATTGCTCAGACCCAACAGTGCAATCGGTACACCAAAGACACCCGCGATAATTCGCGTCATGTCATCCAGTGGAATCTTTGAGTGAATGTCACCCATCTTATTGTCCAGAGTATGGACTTCAATCTTCGTGTTGTAGAGGAAGAGAACGTTTCCGCTATTCTCTTCACCAGGACCAGCAGATTCGAGATGCTCCTTGAGAGCCTCGACCTGTTGCTTTGTAAGAGTCTTATCCGATGTAACCACATACTTAATATTTGGATGTCCGGAAGCTGTGTCAAGCGCACGCTGCATCAGACACTTGATAATCATCAAAGGAATCATCAGCGACTCAATAGCCGCCGGAGACTTATTATATTCAATCAGACCGGAGAGACTAGGAAAAGAGATCTCAGCAGCATAAGCTTCTCCAGGGGAAGCTTTGCGCTTCGAAGGATACCTCTGCTCTTGTTGCGTCCCTTCACCATAGACATAGGTATCAATGGTGCCGCGCGTATTCGGAATCCCCTTCATATACTTGGTAGCGAGAGGATAGATCGCGTTCGGAAGTCCGCCTGTGCCTATACCCACCTTGAAATGAACACGAGAATAGAGCATCAAATTCATTGTCATCCAATAGCGCAGATTCTCCGGAGTAAAGTTATCATTCGGAGACTTGAGAAGGCTATTGATTGCCTTGATCTTCGCGGGAGGAGCCTGCTCACTCTTTGGAACATCCGGATCAGGCACACAGAACCAAGGAATAGCCTGGGCGCTCGAGGCGACAAGGTGCGTCACACGATACAATTGAGGAATGCTGCGCTGCGCCTCTTCGGCTCCCATGATCGCCGCGGAAGATACAAGACGAATCGGCTGACCAGAGATCGTGAAGATCGGGCTTACCGGTTCCTCGACAGCTTCCCGCTTCGGAGGCTTCTTAACTAACTGGTTGAAAGGCCACATCTAGACTTTGCGCCTTCCTGAGGAAGTCACTGGAGATTGGGTCTGAGAAGAAGTAGTGCGGGCCTGGAGTGACTTACTCTTAATGCTCACGGTCCCCTCCGCAGGACGTTGATTCGGAACATGAGAAACACTCATGCTTCTATGACGCTGTCCAGTAGCGTAACTAGAACCTGAAGAAAAACTTTTGCCGCAATTGCATCCCACGATCAGATACTCCTATGTGATTACCAAAGCTTCACAACGCCGCCGAAAGGATCGTCATCGTTCGAAGGATTCGTGATGGCGTCCTCTAGCGCATAACGAGAAGAATCCCATCCATGGTTATTAGCGTCGACTGGGATTCTGCCTGGCAAGACCTTACCGGATAGTTTATCCGTCATAAACGAGTAGAGCCGCGCCTCATCGCGCATTTGCTCGCATTGCGGATGGATGACGATCTTGTATCCCGACATGAAGTTGATGCCGGACTTAACGGAACCTGGACCCTTCTGGGCTCCGACGATGTTGGGAAAGCCCCGCGCATTAAGAAATTCAATTGTTCCAGGTTGGCTTGAGTCTGCCTTGACGAGATCAAAATCGGAGTCGACCACAGAGCGGATAAGTGTGGGAAGCTGATCCATGGGAACACGGCCGACCCCCTCATTTGCGATGTAGATCGTCTTGATCGCCTCAATCAGATAAAGCTTCACAACGAACGACGGATCTGTTCCGAAACCAAAGTCCAGCCCATATCGTGGCGGACAGTCAAGTGGTACCGGGACGATGCCTGTAGTAGCGTTCGGGAAGACCTTGGAGTCAGCGGCTGTATCGTATCCGCCTTCCCAGACGTGCTTATACCGTTCGAAATTGCCCTTCCGGAGAGTTTCCCGCTCCTCAGGTAGCTCCGTCTGGTAGAAGTAAGGATTGTCCGAGCATTCTACGAACGTCACAACAGACCGTGGAGGCGGGCCTTCTTTCGTGTTCCGAAAGTAGTAGTCTACAGGATCTTGTGGCTTCTCGGGATTCCACGTCCAGATGAAGAAGCTACCTGGAGAACGTACCGTGGGGAGCAGGACCTCCATGCTCTTAGCGCGAATCGTCCGCGCCTCTTCCACCCAAACGATATCTGCACCTTCAAGCGAGCGAATGCTATCAATGTTGCGCTCAAGTCCTACGAAGCTGAACTCAGTCTTCGTTTCAACATGAGTAATGTACTGATCCGTTACCTTGTAGTGTCCGCCAAAGCCGAGAGAAAGAATTCGTTTCTCAATCAGCGCCTTGGAGGAGTCACGGATAGAATTCTGGAATTGCCTGGCGCACACTATCTTCTTCATCTCCTGGCCGCCAACCACAGTCAGGAAGGAAGCGACGCTCCAGGACTTAGCAGAACCTCGACCACCATATAGAGCGTGATGACGAGCAGGAGT